CCGTCGAAATGGATTCTATGGATGAGTGGTTTACTGTTTTTAACGAGGGAGGACACGCGCACAGTATAGAGACGACGACACGATACGGCACGCACGTCACAAGTTCATATGATTCATTTTACACGGAAATGCGGGTCCTGCTCAAGTGAAATTCAGTCCAATGGGCACGGAGTGCCCATTGTTCGTCGTACTCAAATCATAATCTTGCAAATGTCTGAAATCTTGTAGACGATGTTGAACACCTGGTGTCGCTCCGCTGCATTCACCGGCGGGTTCAAAATCTCGAGCTCAATCTGATACTCGGTCGCTTCCTCAGAGTCCTTGTCGTGTGCCACGTCGCCGCTCACCTCGGACAGGTCGATCGACAGACCCTTCCGTACAAACGAATACCGCTTGCGCTTCTTGGTCCGTGTAAAGTTCTCGTCCTCGTCTCCGTCACGGTCGTACGGCACCTCTGACGAAATGCCCAACCGCGCATCCACTGGAAACCCGTCGAGTACCTGGTCGTTCACGAGGACCCGCTTCTTGATGACACACGACTCCATCTCGTCCGTCAGGTCGTTCATGACGACACGCTTCCCAGCCGCCGTATCCATGTACACAGTCGACTGACTCTCGTTGGTCGACTCCCACCCCTCATACTTTCGGAGGCGGCGAAGGACGCGCTCGAAGACCGCCTGACCGACATTCGTATCAAACTTGCCACGATTCACCTTTCCCAGCCGAATCTCAATCTCGACATTCGGCTGGTCCTTGTAATCGTTGATCGTATTCTCCCATGCGGCGAACAGAGCAGTCATGGTTTCCATTACTGGTTTGTAGTTCCTGGTCCTTAGACCCTCAGTCCAAGGGGCACGGAGTGCCCGTTGTCCGTCGCCTGCGGAGCGTTTTCTCGTCTGCGACGAGAAAAGTCCTCAGACGTCCACGTCTTCGCCCAGATAGTTGTCTTCGATTGCGTCGATACCGTGAACAAACTTTTGGTTTGCATACGCCTTGCCTCGGTAGGTCATTGAGCCGCCCCGGACATCAATTTCTCGAGACGAAAACGGACCCGCGTAAATGTCTTCGTTGAACCTGCACCGTCCGAGCACATTCTCTTGGCAGTGCTGGTTGAAAATCTGTACAAACAGCTTCTGTGGGATGAACTTGTCCGGTCCGTACACCAACTTGTCGCTCGCAAGGAAGTGCTGGAGCGGGTTTGTCACCGTCGCCACCTGCGCCTGGATGGTCTTGAAGTACGGTGGCAACACGCCCCAGATGTCCTTCTTCGAATACTTGCGTGAATAGTCCAGGTATGCCCGAACACACTTGCACAGAATCGTCGGAATCTCAGCATCGAGCTTTCCATCCAACTGTGGATCAGGCGCAGCCACCTGGCGTGCAAAGTTCCACGTCACGAGACGACGAAGCACCGATCCTGAGTTGTCGCGATAGCTCGGCACCTCATTACCACCGAGGATACCAGGCACGTTCCACGTCATCGACAACGCCTTTTCATTCTTGCGTGCGATGGACACATCCTCACCTGAAACCATCGACTGAAACTCCGCCTGCTCGAGCGCCAAGTCACCCTTGACCTCTGGACTGATGAACATGAATCCATCGTGAATCGACCAGAGACCAAACTTCTTCTCGATGTTGTTTGACAACGTACGAACATCCTCAGAGTCGTAGAACCGCTTGCACACCTTGGTGATGATTGTCGACTTGCCAGACCCCGCAATACCCTTCAGAAAGGGAATCACCTGCCAGGCATCCTGGTCGTTCGTGTCGAAACACAGACGACCGATGAACACATACATCCACTCCATCACCTCCTTCGAGAAACGCTGGTACTCCATGACGGACTGAATCACAGGCGTCTTGATATCCTGCCACTCCTCTGTAGCCATATTCTGCTCTGGAAACGTCTGATCGAAAAACTTGCAGCTCACAACCGTCGGATCCAGGTTTGAGATTTCAGTCGACCCGTACGGGTAGAATCGTGACGTGTACCCATCCGAGCACCATTCCTTCCCTACGTAGATGCCGTTCGTGAACGACCACACGCACCGATTCTTCTGAATCTCTGGAAACTGAATGTCGCGACACATCGACAAGTGAGTCACCGTGTCCCGAACGATACCACCCTTGCTCGTCAGGTTACGCCACATGTCGTACTTGTCCTCCTTTTGCGTGTAGAAATACACAAACTCCTTAATCTCCATGACTGGCTTCCAGGCACGGGTCAGGTGTCCGTCCGTCGTCTCAATCTGCTTACAACACTGTCCCTTGTACCGCTTCATTTTTTGGGTATACGTCTTGTTCAACAGGTACAGAAGCAGCCGCTGGTACGGGCTGGCGTCATCCTCCTCATCTGGAGAATCCATCGTCTTGCAACGGAACAGCGAAGAATCCATATCACCAGCCATCGGAGCGATTGTTGGGCTGTTGATTCTTTCAAATGACCGGACATACCGGAAAATGATTTCGTAGGCGTCGTCGGCAGTTTCGATGAGTCGCATCAGGCGGTGTGCGATGCGAAACTCATCACCATTGACATCCATCGAAGATTTATCCTTGATTCCCAGTTCGCTCGAACGATGATACAGCTCGGAGAAGAGGTTCACCAGGCGACGCTTCTGTTCCTGAATCCGCTCCAGATCCACGTTCTGGGGCATACCATTCGGGTCCAGCTCGTCATCCCGGAAGAATTGTCTAAATCCATTGGTGAGCGGTGCAAACCGGTCACCTTTACAGGTGAGACCCATCTTTTCCTCGAGTTGACCGATGAAATGTTCGAGACGTTCTGGGATGAGACTTGACACCTCAGAACGCATGACTTCCATGCGAATTTCGTGCGCATGTTCTGCTGGTTGGTCCCGGTCGAGTGTGTGAACATCAGCCGGGACCATCATAGTACAAGAGCGTTATATTTTTTTAAGAGCCCAGACCCCGTCCCGCCACAGGCGGGACAATGCTAGCGAAATACCGGACTCTAGGCAGGCGCGGCAATGTGCACAGGCGCGACCGCCTTGCAGTCACAGCCCTTCATGTTGGACATGGCAGACAGCATTTTCACCAGGATGAGGTTCTGCTTCTCCATGTGCTTGGCCATCAGGGCGGCGGTGTCCTTCAGGCTGGCCAGGGAGGTGGCGATGGTCTCACCGTCGTCGGTCGCCAGGAAGTTGGCAAGAGCCTCCATGGGATCCATCATATCCATCTCGTCAAACTCATCCTCGCCCTCAGCATCCAGGTCAATGTCAGGGTTCTCGTCGTGGGCAGTCATTTATAGTACAGGGACAAAAATGTTTATGTCCTGAGGCGCGGGTGGGTTTAAATGCGCCTGAATTATTTTCTTGGGGTATAGTACAAACGCGATCATGGCAGGTGGGTTAATGCAACTGGTCGCATATGGCGCACAGGACGTTTACCTGACCGGTAACCCCAAGGTGACTTTCTTCCAGGCGGTGTACAAGCGCCACACGAACTTCGCGATGGAGCTGATCCAGCAGACCACCAACGGCTCCCCAGCCAGCAGCGGTCGCGTGTCCGTGACCATTGCCCGCAACGGCGACCTGGTCGGCAACATGCACGTGGCTCTGACTCCCATTGCCACCGCTCTGACGTCCAACAACCTCGGCTTCGACACCAACTGGGTGGCTGAGCGTGCCATTGCCGCCGTTGAGCTGACCATCGGTGGCCAGCGCATCGACAAGCACTACCAGACCTGGTGGCGCCTGTACGCCGAGGTGTTCCTGAACGAGTCCGACAAGTACGCCTGGGGCAAGATGACGACCGCCGCCAACCCCACGGCGACTGGCACGACTGCCCTGTCCCCATCCAAGGTGTACCTGCCCCTGCTGTTCTTCTTCAACCGCAACCCCGGCCTGTACCTGCCCCTGATCGCCCTGCAGTACCACGAGGTGCGCCTGGACTTCGACCTGACCGCCTACTACGCCAGCTACTTCGGCACGGGCAACGCCTTCGAGGTGTGGGCCAACTACGTGTACCTGGACACTGAGGAGCGTCGCCGCTTCGCCCAGAAGGGTCACGAGTACCTGATCGAGCAGGTGCAGCACACCGGCGGTGACCAGCTGTCTTCCACCGGCACTGAGGGCAACGTCCAGCTCATCCGTCTGTCCTTCAACCACCCGGTGAAGGAGCTGGTCTGGTGCTACACCAACCCTCTTGGCAGCGCCACAGCTCAGCTGAACGCCATGTGGAACTTCTGCACGTCCACGGGCAACGTGAACGTCACGTCCAACGTGCTGGCCCTGCAGGCCTCCAACAACTACGTCATGCCCAACGTGACCGGTGTGCCCCAGCTGATCTCCACGGCTGGTGTCGTTGCCACTTCGCTGGGTCTGGCTGGTGGGTTCACCGGCAACGCGTACTGGCTCGAGCAGGGCACCCAGATGCTGGGTGGTGTTGCCGGCACAGGCGTGGAGGTGGGTCCTCTGCACCTGTTCAAGGTGATCCTGAACGGTCAGGACCGCTTCAAGGAGCAGCTGGGCAACTACTTCAACCAGGTCCAGCCGTTCTACCACCACACCGGCACGCCCTACCCCGGCATCTACGTGTACTCCTTCGCTCTGCAGCCCGAGGAGCACCAGCCGACTGGCACCTGCAACTTCTCTCGCATTGACAACGCCCAGGTGTCCGTGCAGATGAAGTCCAACAACGCCGCAACCCTGCAGAAGCTGTTCGCAGTGAACTACAACATCCTGCGCATCCAATCGGGGATGGGGGGTCTTGCGTTTTCAAACTAAATCCTACCATATTAATAGCATGCGAAACAAAAAAACCAAAAAGAGGGCTTCGGCCCCAAGAACGTTCCAGGTTCTTGGGGTCTAAAGAATATTTTCCTACTATATAGTAGGATGGCAGAACTTAAAAAATGTACGAATTGCACGCGAGGTTTACAACCTATACAGGAATTTGTAAACGAAAAAGGACGGGAATGTTCTACGTGTAATAAATGCCGTACGAAAGGAAAAAAATACGATGCGAAACCGGAACGTCGTGAAGCTCATAACGAATTGCAAAAAGAAAAGGGTTACTATAAAGAATGGAGGGCTAAACAGATTGAAGAGCGACCAGATGAGTTTCGTCAACATAATAATGAAGTTGCTAAAGAATGGAAAACTAATAATCCTGAATATATAGCAAATTGGTCTAGGACGCATCCTAACGCCCGTCTAAATGCCCTCAAACATGCCGCTGAGAAGCGAGGAATTGAATGGAAACTTTCTGATGAAGACGCGAAAGAGATGCTTGTAAGTCCGTGTGTGTATTGTAAACACATTGACCTCGAAGTTCGTGTGAACGGTATCGACCGTTTAGATTCAAACGTATGTTACACTGTTGAAAACTGTCGTCCGTGTTGTAAAAACTGTAATTATATGAAAGGGACCTACGACCCTATAACATTTATAAACATAGCGAAACGAATTGCGCTATGTGACGCGGTGTTTCCAGAAGTTCCTGTGTGTGATGAGCACAAAAGAATGAATAGAAAAAAGACTACTCTGCTTCCTCTTCAGCCAATTCCAGAGAAATCACTGGAAACTCATACCACTGAATGTCCGAGTCGAGGTCAGCCATGTCAGCTGGAAACGAACGTAGAACCTGGAGATCGATGAACGGCTTCATGTCCTCGTCCGATCCGTAAAATACGTGGTCCGTGCGAAATCGCTCGGCACGTGCATCAGACAGCTTGATGAGCGCAACCACCTTGTTGAATGCGATCCGAAATGTCATGTCATCACAGTCTTCGTCCTCGCAGTGGTCATCCGCAAACGTATACGGACGAAGATATGTCATCCGGTACAGTTTTTCGGCTGAAGCTTCCTTCTTCTTGAAGACACTCTGACAAATCTCCATACCCTCTTTGTACTGGCCGTCTGTCAAGTGTTCCTTGATTGAATCGATGAAATCTGAAATATCGTGTGCTGTCATTGGCAAGCAAACGCAAAACCTCTCTAGGTCAACCAAAAATGGAAGAGACTCAGGATCAGTTTTCGATGAAATGCCCTCTGTTCCGCGAAAACCTCTGGCTTCGTGAGTTTGGTGAGGTTTTTTACGCCAAGTGTCCGACCCCTCTCTGTAACGTTAAGATTTCTCCCTTCAACTTCGATGTTGGGCATATCACCGCAGCGAGCAAAGGGGGAAAGGCGACGTTTGAGAACTGTCGCCCAATCTGTGCTCGCTGTAATAGGTGTAACGGAACGCGTAACATGGATGAATTTTTCGAAAGAACGAATGCAATGGAGAGGTATTTGTATGATGACCAGCCCTACGAGGTCGAGTGCATCAAGGATTCCAAAAAGTGCAAGGGTAAAACATTCTATCTAATCAAATGGGAAGGGTTTAACGAAAAGTACAATACATGGGAGCCAAAGGACAATTTGGAGCACCCACCGAGCGAGTACGTGTGGGAGACGGAAAAGAGGGTGTTGCGTAGCAACAGTAAAAATGTGTAGTGTCGCTGCGTGGTATGTAATTGATATTTATCATTAAAAAATGGTCAACACCTTTGTCACGTCTGATTCTGTCGTCGAATGTGCGAAAGCTCTTGATTATCGCAGGCTCGGGAAACAACGCGTAGAAGCGTATCAGCTCTGGCGAGCCCTCATGGGAATGACGAAAGGGTGGACGAAACACCCTGCGACTCTCATGTGGACTGGACACACGTGTTTTTTGGCGTTGTACTGTAATACTATGATTGATGAATGGGTAGCTCGCGGGTACAAGAACACGATGCAAAAACTCCCGTGTTGTAAAAACCCTCGCCCTCCGTGGTGGTGGGGTTGGGAACCGATGATGATGTCACATCGGGCATCACTGAATCGAAAAATGCCGACCCATTACTCGTTTGACGTTGGGGAATACGCACAGTGGGGATACATCTGGCCGTCGAAAGTGCCCAAGGAACTTAGACGCAGTGAATCACCGCCTCTCAAACAGGTGTGTGCACCGGTTGCTTAAACCCTCCGGCGGACTTTCCACCTGGACTTTAACGGCGTTCCTCATACCGGCGGAGAGCGCGCTCTTCCGGCCACCAACCGGCACGCGGACGCCACGGGTAATCTGGGCGACGCTCTGGGCGTCTGAAGACCATGAATAGGACAAGAAGAATGAGAACGAGAAGAAGTGCCTGAGTACCGTCGAGACCTGCCATTTAAGAGGTGCGCACAAAATAAATCTATGGATGAACTGATAGAGCATTTATCTGAAGAGCTGACATACCAATTGACCATTCATACCGACATGAGACAATGGGAGGCGACGGACCGACTCGAGACCGATGACATGGAAAACATAAACGCAACCATACGTGATGTTTTCGCGCCGTTTATTCGGAAATATGCATACACATCGGTTGTTCCAATCCTACAATATTGTCGAAATGCGCTCGCACACATCGTCTGGGCGTCTATGAATGTGCCGTTCCCACGGGATCCGTTCGAACACATAGAACGCGTCGTCGAAAACACAATCAATGTCATGGTAAAAACATCGTACGAAAGTCTGAAACACAAGATGCTCATGGCGAATCACTACGCCCACCTTATTCAGAGAAATTGGCGACGGACCATCTCTGACCCTGGATACCTCGTGTGTCGAAAAAGGTTGATGAACGAGTTTAAAAAAATATCTTCAGAGACAGATATGTATGGAGATATTTTCAGCGTTTCTGCGGGATTTTAGACACACGTTCAACACAGAGACTGAACGTCCGTGGGAGGGTGTGTGGTCAGGGATAAATTTTTACGAAAAGTATCACATTCTGATTGCAGTCGTGACGGATGAACACCTCGACAAAATCACAGATTCAAACGTCACGGAATTGTACAGGATTGCGAAAGCGTGCGCTGAACGCATCGGGTTAAAAAAATGTCTCGTTACCCAATAAGATGCAAATCTTCGTGAAGACCCTCACCGGGAAGACGATAACCATTGAAGTCGAGAGCTCAGATACCATCGCGAGTGTTAAGGATAAGATCCAGCAAAAAGAAGGCATCCCCCCGGATCAACAGCGACTCATCTTTGCCGGCAAGCAGCTCGAGGATGACCGCACTATGGCTGACTATAACATTCAAAAGGAATCGACTTTACATTTGGTCCTTCGACTGCGTGGAGGAAAAAATGTCGGCTCATAGTAATGAGCAACCGGTTTCTCCTAGGTCAGATGAGACTCATCGAATCGATGGCAAAATATAACAGACCGTACCAGAACCAGATCAATAACCTTCCTCGCAAACTGAACAGAAGCACACTGAGTGAGAA